ACTTTCCAAGAAATATTACTAATAGAAAACTCAACTTCTACAACACAATCCTTCTCATTAGTCGTGTTGATCAGTTGTGGTTTATTGATTTTACGAAATGCCTTACCAAAAAGAGAAAATGTAAGGGCATCAAGAATAGTAGACTTACCAGCACCATTGGTGCCGATGATCATCGTGTTACCATTCTTGTTTAATTCGACTTCAGTATAATGATTACCGGTACTCAAAAAGTTGCGCCACTTTATCTTTTCAAATAAAATCATACTCTTCAGTCTCTGGCGGCACTACGATGTCGTTCTTGGAAATTATAGCATACTCACACTCGTGAATGTGGCATGTCTTAAGCATTATATCGTCTTCTACTTCGATAATGTTCATTTCAGGATATCCATGCTCATCTTCTAACTGCATAGCGTATCGAGTAGCATCATCCTCTTCTTCAAAAAGATACAAAATCTTTTCACCAGTTTCGTTTACTACGGAATACGCTCCCTTATCCTCCTTTCCCTCTACAGTTAGAATAAACATTAAATTAACTCACACGCCTCCTGATATGTTGTTCTCATAATATCCTGTAGAACAGACTTATCAAGATTGATTTCTGCTTCTTGGATATATCTATTCAAGATAGAAAGTGTGTCCTCAGATTCAAAAGCTTCAAACTCTTCAGGATCACCAACTTCAAAGTTTTCTACAGTCTTGAGATCAGCAACACCAACGGCATATAACTTATCAACAAACTTCTCAAACTTCTTGCTATTTGATTTTTTACGAACAATAACCTTTACGATCTTGTTCTCATATTCTCTAACATCAAAAGTTTGATAATCAGTGTCCTCATAATAGATGTTATAGAACATCCGATATGGATTGTTTACATGCGTATGCTCTAGAGTTTCAGTATCAAAGATAGTAAATCCTCTGGTGTCTCCAACATCATTCCAGAACATCTCATAGGGGTTACCTAGATAGAAGATCTTTTGATCATCTGATCGAGTGTGGTAGTGTCCCGAGAACACCTTGGTGAACTTCTTAAATAAGTCGCTCTCAAAACCATGCTCCATGACGCATCCGCGATGAGCTCTAAATCCGCGTAATTCAAGGTGCCCCATCGCGCATGTGCTATCTGTACTTTCAATAGATACGAAAGTATTTTTGGAATTTTCTTCATTGATCCATGGTATAAAAAGAACTTTTAAATTGCCCAGTATTGCTTCTTCGGGAGAAGAATAAACGCGAACATTGTCATATTCGCGAAGGAGAAGATCTACGGCATTTACTTCATTCGTGTTTTTATAAAAAGCAGTATGATTACCAACAATAGTATGAACAGTTACTCCCATCTGTTCAAGTTTATCGTAATAATTATTCTTTGCCCATGCTAGAGAACCAAAGTTGATACCAGTGCGATTATCAAAGGTATCTCCCATGTCTACAACGGTAGTAATACCGTGTTTTTCTAGATATGGAAAAAAGATATCGTTATAGAATTTAAGAAAATAATTATGAAAGAGTTTAGAATTCTTACGGGCACCAAAGTGTTGATCCGTGATGATTGCTACTTTCATCAATAACGAAGTTTTGAGTGGACTGCATCCTTAATGGAATTATAGTCACTATAGTTCGATCCGTCAAGGGTGTTGTTGTCGTCAAACACCTCACTGTACCCGGACTTCTCCAGAATCTTGTTCTTAATTTCCAACTGACGCTTCTCTCTCTGAATCCGTCTCAGAAAAGCGTAGTGAATGATTTGTGTGAAATATGCAAAAGGATTCTGAGACTTCTCAGGATTGAAGTTGTGAATATACTGCACACAATTTTCAATGCCATCAGAAACCATATCATCCTTGAACATATAGTTCACGAAGTTTGGTTTGAATGATAAGTGAGTTGCGATCTTAAGGAAGCACTCTCCAATGTACCTAGGAATGATAGGCCTAGGAAGTCCTTTTACTTCTGCAATTTCTCTTTCTTCACGATATGCAATTAGAGCAGCTAAGAACTCTTTATTATTAACATAATGTTCTGATCTTTTTCTCTTAGTCATGCCTGGTTGTATCATAACTATATCTCATCATTATGTATAAAGTATACCATCAACATATATACTTGACAAGTCTCTAAACCTTGTGTAGACTACCTTTGTTGGGTTTGAAGAGACAGCTATAGCTTAATTACTAATATCTTTATTAGAAGGACTATTATAGAGTTTTTCTAGTATCTCTCTTGCATCATTTACATTAGCAAGATATCCCATCTTTTTATCAAGTTTATGATTACTAGAACCAGATGTAGGATCACTATCTGCTTTTCTTACATATTCTTGATGCATGAGTATCATTTCAATATCACATGATTCAGACATTGTTAATACATCATTTAAATTGATGAAGAACATATCATCAGTAGTAGTTTTTAACCAAGGTTCTACCTTGTAACCAATTATTCCTACTCTACCTTTTACTTCCTTAATAGTAACAGGATTAGAAACTACAAGAATAGTTCTATCAGGTTCTTCTTCAGCAGCTACTTTGGCAAAGATCTCTTCACCAGACTTTAGTTTAATTGTTGCGTAGAAATCATCTTCTATCATGCTTTTTTTAAATGAATGGTTATGATATCATAGTTAAAGTTCTCTTCGTTATAGATTTTAATTCTTTCAATGAGATGGTTCAACGTATAATTCTTTCTTGTTTTAGTAGAACAATCATCTGCGATATCATACAGTGTTGCTTTTACTTTGTTTTTTCCTTTTCTAAGAACTCGTCCAATACTCTGAAGATTGCGGACTCTTGATTTACTTGGAGAGGCAAAGATAACATTATGGAGGTTTTTAATATTGATACCTGTAGAAAAAGTTCCATAAGAGGCAACGATAATAGCGTTGTTTTCTCGTTCCGTGATCTCTCGAACTACCTCCCGTTCCTCAGCGTCTACACCACCATGTACAAAAAATACCTTACGGTTGTCACGCTTGTTTTTATTTATCTGATTATAGAGTATCTCTCCATGTGCTTCGACTCTTGCAAAAAGCACAAGGGTATTTCCTTTAAGATCTAATGTTAGATTAGTAATAAATTTATTTCTTTGTTCATGAGAGATTAAGTATTCAATCTCATCATTGTATGTTTCAAATTTTTGTGGATCATGTTTAAGAACAAGACACTGAATATCCAACTCAGAGAGATGTCCCTGCTTCATCAACTCATCAGTTTTTGTTACCTTGTATGAAGGGCCAAAGACTCCCTCAAGCACCCATTTATGCGTCTGTGTGCCGTCTAAAGTACCTGTGAACCCAAATCTATACTTAGCATGATGAAGTTTAGTCATGATTGATATCAGAGACTTACTCTTGAAGAGATGTGCCTCATCACCAATTACAACATTATATTCTTCAAACCAAGATCTTTCTAACTTATAGATAGATTGCCAGGTGGTAATTGTTACAGGACAAGTCGTGTTCTTTTCTCTACCACTGTAAATCTTATGACAATATGTCTCAGCGTCCCAACCGTAGTCCTCAAAATCCTTGTACATCTGCTCTACAAGAGATGTCGTTGGAACGACAAGAAGAATTTTTTGTCCTTTGTCTACATAATATCTCACTAATGAATAAATCATTAGAGATTTGCCGCTCCCAGTGGGGCTTATCAATAGCTTTCTATTATGCTTTAAAGCATCGTATACTCCCTCAATTTGGTATTGACGTGGAGTATGAGTACAAATAGATTTCATAAATCCTTTGACACCCTCAAATGATATCTCATCATTTACTTCAAAGGGTTGTCCGTAGAATTTATTTTTCTCGAAAGAGTAAGTATATCCGTAGTTCTTACAAAAACTTACAATTTTATCCAGCAGTCCAACATAGATCTGCTTGGAACGCATGTCATATAAATGAATTTCTCCATTCCAATTTCTACCACGGTATTGTGGCATGAATTTGGCATTTGGGACTTCAAATTTGAAATGATCTCTTAACTCATATTCAATATGAGGTTCAGTATTGATTTTTAAAAATACTTCGTTTGATTTAGAGATTACAAGATCTGTTGTATTCACAGGGAATTCATCACCTGCGAATATTTATCACTTACTTTGATACTTATATTCTAAAACTATCCTTGCAAAAAATGTTTTAAGATATTGCAATCTCTCCTGTTCTTCAGGATGTCCTCCAGGCCATTTATCAATGTGAACTTGAAGAGATTTGTAAATCAAATACACATCATTAATACCAAACTGCAACTCTATGTAAGTTGAGTCTGGATCAAAATCCTCATCCTGATAAGTCCATTCATCATCATTCATCATCCTAACCCCGCGTTAAATCTCATGAACTCTATTGCGTTTTTGATATGATAAGTTCGATTACTTACTTGCTTTAGTATACTCTCAATATAAACAAGCATTGTATCGTAATAGTCAATTTTCAACGAAACTCCTGAGAGTCTCTCATCTGCATCCAGATATTTTTGCATAGTGTCTTTATCTCGGATTTTTTTGGGAAACGGATTTTCAATATAAACGTCGGGATCCGCCTTGCCAGAATAATACTCATATCTTTCGTGCCTAATGTTCTTCTTTTGTTGTTCTGCTTTCTTCCTTAAAAGAAATATGGTATTATATAATTCAAAGTATTTTGCATGTAGAGATGGGATTTTCAAAGACTCTTCGTGTAAATTGTCCCTGTCGATATCAGAATCTTTTTTCCACATCTCTTGAATAGATTCAAGATCAAGACTCATAATTTGTTGCCAGACAAGTCAGTTATATTGTAGATAGTATACTTGAAAGTGACATCTGCTGTAAAGTATTGAATATCTTCACTAGTCGCATCAAAGTTCAATGTGGACAGTTCAGTCGGGAACATATCCTGAAAAGTTATTTTAAAGTTGGGATTCTCTTTGCTAGTTAAAATCTGCAGAGTAGCGTCAGAGAATAAATTAAGTTCTGAATTTGATGGTTGAAGAAAATTCTCTACTCCTCCTTGCCAGTCATAAATCTCACTCAAACTTTCAGGATATCCTAATCCTCTAATCCAATTATAGATCTCAAGATAGTTTTCTAAGTTCTCATCTACAAGAAATCTATAATTAAAATCTCCAAAATCAACTTTATCACCAGGACGATCAATGTCCTTCAGGTATGTAGGTTGAATAGCAGTTCCCATTGATATAGCAGGCAAGTTCGCAGAGTTACCAAAGAAAGCAACTTTAGGTGCTCTTTGCAATGTGAACTTAAAACCAGTGGGAGATAAGAAATTCCTATTACTTATCTGTCTCTCAAAAGGATTGCCGTAAGACATCGTTTTCTAAGTATTTAGA